AATGAAGATGACTAAACAAGACCCATTAACTAAGGACTTGTTGCACGAATGTATCTTACAACTTTATGATAAAGAAGTTATTACATTAAAGAATTATGATGAGAATAGTATAAGGTATTATATAGTTGCGGTGATGAGAATAAACTACTTCAGTAAAACATCACCATTCCATTATAGAATAAGAAGGGAGAGACAGATAATGAATGTAGATGTTGCAACCTGTTGGGACTTATCATATGAACAAGAAGAATTTGAACAAGAACAGATATATCAACTATTGGAATTAAACTATTCAGAATTAGATTGGTTTAAGAAAAGTTTGTTAGACCTCTATCTTTCTTTAAATCGTTCAATGAAAGCAGTGAGTAGAAAAACAAACATACCAAATCAATCAATTAGTCGTTATATTAATGAAATAAGGAAACAAGTTAAAACAGATATAATAAACAAGATAAATTCATAACGTATGTGTGACTGTAAAAAAAGAGATAGAGTAATACAGAATCCAAAACCACCAGTGATTGAAACAACAAGTGATTTTGATAATATAGATGAGTTTTTCATTCCTGAAACTCCTGACCAACAATTACACAAGGAGTTAATGGATTGGAAGAACTTGGATAAATTTACAGATAATGAGGATGAATATCCTTTAATAGAAGATTAATATGGGAAAAGTAAAAAAGGTAGAAGAACCAATAACAAGTAATGTATCCAACGAAGATATTCTATTTGCTCATATGGTATTAAAAGCATCAGGAGCAACACAAGAGTATAAGGATAGAGCAAACAATATATATAAAATTATATTCGGTGAGGATGTAGTTTATAGTTGTTGTAAGAATAGAGCTTATATCAAGTTGGACCATTATGTAAGAGAATTAAAATTAATTTAATATGGGAGCAGAAAGAAGATACAAAAGAAAGAAAGAACAGGACGTTAAGAAGATGTATGAAAGACAAGTAAGAAAAATGTCCACGATGACTGATGAACAGAAAATCACACACTTGGCACATCTATCATCAAGAATAAAACCTAATGAAAATTAATATATTATGGCAAAAGTAGCATCAGGTGGAAGAAAGTCCACAGAATTTGAGTATGAAGAAAAGATGGTTAGGGTCTTTGAGTTAATTGTATATGAAAAGAAAAGTTATACAGAATTTAGAGATATAGCTTCAAAAGAGTTTAACATAACAACAAGAGCAGCAGAAAGTATGTGGACTGATTGTAGGAACCGTCTTAAAGAACGTTTCTCTCAAGAACGAGAGGAAATACTGTCTGAACAATTAAACCGTCTGTATGACCTTCTAAATCGTTCAAGGTTAGCAGGAAACCGTAGGGTTGAAGCAGAAGTGTTAAGAGACATTAGTAAGATATATGGATTGGACCAACCAGTTAAAATTGACTTAACAAGTAATGGGGAATCAATATCAGTTAATATTATTTTGAATAATGAGTAATTTTTTTTATATTAATAATTGACCAAAACTTCGTAAATGGAAAAGTTAGACGTAATATCAGGTGATAAATTCAATATGTGGACTATAATAAAAGAAGTAAAACCATATGTTTATCCTTCAGGAAAATCACGAAGAAGGTTTTTAGTAAAATGTGATTGTGGTACAATTAAAGAAAATAACATTAACACAATAAAAAACAATGTTAGTTGTGGTTGTTTCCATTCAGAACAATTATCAAATAGAAATAGGACACATAACCTATCAACACATCCTTTATTTAGAACATGGTGTGATATGAAAAAAAGATGTAGACAGAAAGAAGGTACTAAAAATTGGAATTGGTATGGTAAATATGGAATAAAAGTATGTGATAGATGGATTAATTCGTTTGAAAATTTCTTAAATGATATGGGAAATAAACCAAGTAAAGAATATAGTATTGATAGAATTAATGTATATGGTAATTATGAACCTAATAATTGTAGATGGGCAACACCATCACAACAAAATGAGAATAAAAGAAAGTAATGTCGGATATAAATTTACTACCTAAACAATCATTGGCTTGGAAATATCTAACAGATAATACCACAAATGAGATATGTTTTGGTGGAAGTGCTGGTGGTTCAAAAAGTACATTAGGTTGTATTTGGATTGTAACTTTATGTTTAAAGTATCCTGGTATAAGAACATTGATAGGTAGAACGGTATTAGCTACCCTTAAACAAACAACATTCAAAACCTTATTGGAAGTATTATCACCCAAATTTATGAACTTACTATCTGATAAACATTATACATATAATGCACAATCAAACGTATTAACATTCTATAACGGTTCGGAGATAATATTAAAGGACCTTGAGGATAAACCATCTGACGTTAATAAAGACAGTCTTGGTGGTTTAGAATTAACGGCAGTATATGTAGATGAGGCTGTACAAATAAGTTTTGAGACATTCTCAATTCTCAAATCACGTATCCGTTTTAAATTGAATGAATATAATCTTATACCTAAAATATTACTTACATCAAATCCTGGTCAGAATTGGTTAATGACAAGATTTTATCTTCCTCACGAAGAAGGTACATTAGAAGATAATAAAATATTCATACCATCCTTACCATACGATAATCCATATCTTCCTGACTCCTATATTGAAATGTTAAAAGAACTTCCTACATTACAACGTGAGAGACTATTAAATGGTAATTGGAGATATACATCAGACATTAGTTCAATATTTGATTTTGATTTAATAAGTTCATCAATGTATAGAATGGCTCCAAATCCAAATGATGTTAAAAGATTATCCTGTGATGTAAGTAGATTTGGGGATGATAGGTCTGTTGTGGTTATGTGGGTTGGATTAGTTATAACCGAAATATTTATATTCAGGAAACTATCAACGGTCCAATTATCAGAAGAAATAAAAGTATTAATGTCCACATATGGTGTTCACCCACAGAATATTATTGTGGATACAGATGGTATAGGTTCAGGAGTTGGGGACCAATTACGTGGAATTAACTTTATGAATAATGCTAAACCATTACACAATCAGAACTTCACTAATCTAAAATCACAATCTTATCTTAAACTTTCTGAAATGTTTAAACAAGGATTGATTAGTATTAATATTAATAACCCTTCAACAGTTGATGACTTGACACAAGAACTATTATCTGTTAAATTAAAGAACGTTGATAAAGATGGTAAGGTTGCTGTAATATCAAAAGATGAACAAAAGAAACTATTAGGTAGGTCTCCCGATATAAGTGATGCTGTTATGATGGGTATGTATTTCCACATTAAAAATCAAAAGACAACAGGTAAATATTCAATTTCATTTATCTAAAAAAAAGTGTATATTATATATATGAATATAGGAGAAAAACAAAACAAACTAACACTAATCAAACGTACAGGATTAATTAAATCAGGTAGAAGTTGGTATAAGACTGGTCTATTCCAATGTGATTGTGGTAATGATAAGGTCATTATAATAAAAAACGTTACAAGTAATAATAGTAAATCATGTGGATGTAACTACAAGATTAGTAACAAGGATAAAAAATGGGGAAGAATATGATAAAATTTACATTAGAAGATAAACAATACTTAATACCTGAAGTAATGACGATAGGTCATTATGTTAAGATGTATAAGTTAAAAGATTTATTCTCGGATGATTATTACGCAGCCAAGTTGGTGAACTTATTTACAGGAGCACCTGTTGAGGATTTATTGGAGACAGATTTTGAGAAGGTTAATTATTTAGCATCAGAAATATTAAAACTAATACCAACAGAAAGACCCAAGTTTAAAGATAGGTTTGATTTAGATGGAATAAGTTATGGGTTCTTTCCCAAATGGGAGGACCTATCGTTTGCAGAATATGTGGATATGGACACAATCAGTACCAAGAAAGAAGATGAGGTATTAGATATGTTACATATTCTTGCAGCAATAATGTATAGACCAATTATAAGTGAAAGGTCACATCATGATTTTGATATTGAGAAATATGATGTGAAGAACATGCAGAAACGGGCTGAACTGTTTAAGAATAAATTAGATGTTGGTGTCATATTATCGGCTCAGTTTTTTTTTATCAATTACGCAAACAGATATTCAAATTATTTCCAGCTGTCTTCGATCAAGACATTGCCAATATGGACGAGGATAAAGCTCGTATGGAGTTTGAGGAAGATAATAATAGCCGCTCTTTTCAATCGGTCTATGGTTGGTTCGTTGTCGTCAATAGATTGGCTTCAAATGATTTTACAAAACACGAGTACATCTACGAAAAAACGGTGGTGGAAGTTCTAAACCAACTATCCTATTTAATAAACTACGACCAAGAGCAAGAAAGAATTATGAAACAAGCTCGTAATTCATAATACGCTTTTGGTTTTTTTATATTTACTAATATGGTGAACTACAAACAGATTATTCAGGATTTAAGTGGTATAGCTTATTATAACCCACAGATTAATTCTTTTGGTTATGGTGATATTACCCAACTTACAATGGATATAGAGACCAAACAGGAACCTGTATATATGAAAATGTATGTGGTACCAGGTCAAACTGTATTAGCACAGAATAGATTGGACTATAATTTCTCTATTATCATATGTGATATTATTAATGCTGACCTATCCAATCAGGAAGATGTTATGTCTGACACATTGGAAACGGTAAAAGATATATGGACAATACTATATCAATCATATACAAAAGATTTTGGTGGATTCAGTATAGATTATGAACCATTATGGAATAGTCCTGCTGAACCATTCTTGGAAAGATATGAGACATTACTCGGTGGATGGACCTTGAACATCACAATAGAACAACCGTTTGATTATAATACTTGTGTATTACCAATATCAGGATTAACATTACCAACATCAGTGAATGAAGTTAATTACAAATTAATATTGGATGATTTAAAAGAGATAGCAAGAGCACATGAACAGATTAACTCATATGGGTTTGGTGATGTTACACAATTAACATTAGATATAGAGACCAAGAAAGAACCATTATATACGAGGATGTGGATTGTACCAGGTCAAACAACACTGGCACAGAATGAAATGATATATAACTTTCAAATAATAATATCAGATATAATTGAAGATGACTATTCAAATCAACGAGATGTGATGAACGATGGGTTAGAAATTTGTAAGGATATATTTACAGTATTGTATTTAAGTGAGTATGAGTCAATATGGAACGCAACTTGTGACCCATTCCTTGAATCTTTTGAGACTTTAATTGGAGGATGGACAATGAACTTACAAATAACACAACCATTTGATTATAACAGATGTGTTCTTCCTGAATTACCATTCGTAACACAAAACAAAAAATGGTATGAGTTGGCAGAATTATGGAACACAATATCTAAAGTATGGAGAAAAGTATAAACAAAAAATATTAATATAACATGGGTCAATTAACAAATCAATATGTATCAAGTTCCTTTCAAGGTCTATTAAAAATGACTGATAGTACACAAGGACTAACCAATACATTACAGACAATACAAACAGGTGATGGAGATAATAGTCCATTACAAATGAGTTTAACTGAAGTGAACATATCAGGTTCATTCTTTATTAATAATGTTCCAATCACAAACGGAACAAGTGGTACATCAGGTACAAGTGGAAGTGATGGCACAGATGGAACAAGTGGTACAAACGGAACATCAGGAAGTAATGGTAGTGATGGAACGAGTGGAACATCAGGTTCTAATGGAACAGATGGTACATCAGGTAGTTCTGGTACAGACGGAACAAGTGGCTCATCAGGTAGTGATGGTAGTTCAGGTTCAAGTGGTACTAGTGGTAGTAATGGAACAGATGGTTCTTCAGGACAATCAGTTAATTTATTCCCGTACAACGCAAGAGTTAATATTCAATCAGGAAACCCTGGTAATACAAATATTATTTGGAATAACGTAACACAATCAGGTGCAACATCAATTAACGTTTCACATTTAGATAGGGATAATAATGATGTAGATGTATTATTAGGATTAATACCATCAGGTTCAACAATTATTATTCAAGACCAAAACAATTCAACTCAATATCAAAAGTGGATAGTTGGAACAGGTGTTGAAGCAGCACCGAACAGTTATTGGACTTTTCCTATTACATTAGTTGATTTTGCACATCAATTTACAGGTGGTGAAAATATATTATTAATTGTAGGTCAATTACCATCAGGAACGAGTGGAACATCAGGAACTTCTGGTTCAAGTGGAACCTCACCCGCTGACTTAAATAGAACAGGACTTATTACAACAGGTTCAGTAACAGACACACAACAAATTACAGGTAGTTTAATATTAGGTAATACGGTTATATCAGGTTCATTGGTTGGTAATACAATTAATGGTGGTTTAATTCAAATAAGAACTGAAGCGTCATTAAGTGGTTCGGTTCAACTTAATGTAACATGTTCATCACCAATATCACAATCCAATGTATTATTCGGTGGTCAAGGACCAACAACAGCAACCTTAACAGGTTCAATTGTTATATCAGGTAGTAATAATATTATGTTACAAAACGCTAGAACAAGTACTGTAGGTTCATATGGTTATTTAGGTAGTAATAATATTGGTAATACTTACCCAACATTAAACACTGCATCATTAGTAAGTCCTACTGTAAATAATAACAATTTAAATGGTTCATTTGGATTAAATTTTACAACAAGTTCTGTATTAGCGGTACCATCTATAACAAATAATTATATACAGGGTGGTTCAACATTAAATCATCAATCAGGTAGTGTTACTTTTACAGGTAATATTATTGGACCTAATGGTATTACCTCAACCGCTAATACAACAACATTAAGTTTAATATCATCTATTACTAATAATATTATTGGTAGTACTACATCATTATCTCATAATAGTTCATCAATTGCATATGGGTCAAATATTGGTGGTGGTATAACAGTTACAAATAACTATTCATCATCAGTTTCAACTGCGGTAAATAATATTACTGTAAATAATAACTTATTACAAGGTTTTAATAATAGTTTGGTAGTTACAGGTTCAAATAGTGGAACAAGAAGAACTTTTAATAATAACGCAATTATAGGTAATAATAATATTATTAATTCTAATCACGTTCCAGGTACAAGTTCATTTACAAGTGGTCATTTAAGTTCAACAGGATTAATAGGTCAAGACCTTATTGTTTCAGCATCAAACACATCATCAACAGTTGGTGGTACAGTAATAGTAGGTAGATTTAATGCAACAGG